GCAGATTTTTCTTATAATTTAGGTAGTTTAAACAAGTTTCCTAAATTTACACAAGCTATTATTGATAATGACTTAGAAACAGCAAAAAAAGAATACAAAAGATATTATACAGACAAAGGGGTGAAAAAAGAAATGACCAGTAGAAATAAAGATATCTATGAAATGATATTTGAAAACGCTAAGGGTGATGGAAAGATTTACAAGAAGGGGGGAACGTATGTGACGCCCACTCAAGACATGAACCAAAAATTGACTCCTTCGGAGTCTAATCTTTACGGATATGAAGACGGGGGGACTTACAGCATATATGATGAAAATCAATTAATTTCACAAGGAGAGATTGACGAAATAGTATACGATAATCAAGTGAAAGAAAAAACTCAAGAAATATTTAATATGATAAATCCTTATAATAAATAATTTTTTTGTAATTTTGCAACTTCTTTATCTTTCCGTGTTTTCATGCAGTTGACCTCTTTATCAAAAAGGGGTTTTCTGTTTTTTAAAACTATACAAATAAATTTCGTATATTTGTAAAATGAATATTATGAATAATGCAAAAGGAAAAATAATAAAGAAAGGTAATTTTTTTTATTTAGAAAAAAACTATGATGATATATTTTTACTATTAAAAGAAGAAGAAAAACTCATAGATAGAATAGAAGATAATAATTTTATATATTTAGATAATAAAGTTTCAATTTGTAAAAACCCAAACTATTCTTTAGATAAATTATACAGAAAAAAAACTAGTAAAGTAAAATTTAAAAATACCTTTAAATTAATGCACATAACATTATAGTATGTATTTATTACAAATAGATAAAAAGGGAGACATAGTAAAAGACGATAATGGAGTAACTCTTGTGCCAGAATTTAAAGCGGTTTTAGATGCGGAAAAACTAGGCCAATACGCAATGAAGTGGATTGCAATGGTATATGATTACGAAAGTCCTTATAGACATTATACAGAAAAGGAAAGAGTAAAAGCTGTTTCTATGGATTTATACAAAAGCTACACATGGTCTGGGTATAAAAAACCAGAAATGATTGTTGCGGCAAATAAGTACAAAGAATTACAGTTTGACCCTTTAGACGAACAACTTATAGCTTTTAACAAAAAGATTAATGAGTTTACGAATCTGATTGACGGTATGTTTTTAAATGAAGAAAATGCAGAGTTATTACAAAAACTTATGATAGGTGTAGAAAAAATATTAAAAACAAGGCAATCTTTATTAGACTCTATTGAAAGAAGAGGAGAAAGACAAAAAATCGCTGGTAACAAAGGGTTGTCTTTCTTAGAGAATCGTAAAAAAATAAAAGAAATGTAATGAATAAAAGTATTAGAAAACCTATAAGATTAAAAAAGAAACCTATTGAAGTAAATCGCAAAGGAAAAACTAATACGATTAAAAAAAAGAATAATCTTATATACTTAAAAGGACGATACTCTTATCATTACAAAAGAAATAATTGGAAAAGAGCAGAAGAATATAATCAATACGCTTTGGATAATTATAATACAAATTTAAAAGATTGGATGGAGGGTAAGGAAATTAATAAAATGAAAGGTAAAAATTTATTTGGATTTGATAAACCAAAAAGGTTAAGATATGGGTAAGATTAAATTTGACCCACAAAGATATAGACCTATACCAAATAAAGGGTTTCCTGATTTAGAACACGGTTCTGTTTCATATCAAGAGTGGTGGACAGAGCAACAAGAAAGATGTATTAATGGTTTTAAACCAAAAGGCATGCCTTGGATATCTGGTAAGTATTATTTTTATTTAAATTTTTATTATATACTAGGTAACAGTGGAGAGAAAGGAGGAAGAAAATCTTTAATACATCCGTGGTATAGAGAGATGGATAGAGAATATTTTAATTTGTTTGAAACGTGCAAACAAGAAGGAAAGGGAATGATTGTTATAAAAGCCAGGGACAAAGGGTTTTCTTATATGAACTCTGGTATGGTTGCTCATGAATATACATTCTTCCCATATAACGATATAGGTGTAGCGGCAGGATTACAAGCAACTGCTGACGCATTCTTTGATAAAACTAAAAAAGGATTAAATGGTATACATCCTAACTTTAAACATTCAGTATTAAAAGACACAGATGGTATATTACGTTCAGGTTACAAACAAAAAAACAAAGACGGTAAGTGGGAAATTGGTGGATATCAATCTACAATTATATGTAGAACAATGGATAATCCAGAGGTATTTAAAGGAGAAAGAACTTCTTTAATGGTGTTTGAAGAAGCGGGGGAATTTAAGCATTTGAAAAATGCATACATGTCATCTAAAGCGTGTTTCATGGATGGTGATATACAATTTGGAGTTCCTATTGTTGGAGGTACAGGTGGAGATATATCTAAAGCTTCTAAAGATTTTATGGATATGTATTACAGTCACGACGCTTATAATCTTATACCTATGTTTATACCAGCTTCAAAAGCTTATTATGGATTTTTTGATATAGAAACAGGAGTGGAAGATACTAATGGAGCTAAAGACAAATTAACTGAAGACAGAGAAATAATTAGAAAATCTGGAGATAATGAAGCTTATAATTTACATATACAAAACTATCCCTTAACAATTGAAGAAGCGTTTTTAAATACTAAAGAAAGTAGATTTGACATATCCCTACTTAATGCACAAAGGTCAAGAATACTTGCAAGTAAAGATTATAAGAATCAAATACAGTCAGGATATTTAGATTGGGTGTTAAATGACGATGAAGAATTAAAGGTTATGTGGAGGCCTCATCCTGCTGGACCCTTTAAAATTTTATCACATCCAATGCCAGAATACAAAGGAATTGACATAGGAGGAATAGATTCTTACGACCAAGATGAAGCAGGAGCGTCAGATTCTTTGGGAAGTGCAATAATTTATCGTAGATTTGCAAATACAAATATACCAAGCGATTATGTTGTCGCTGAATATACAGACAGACCTAAGAAAAAAGAAGATTTTTGGGACGGATGTTTGAAATTAGCAGTATACTATAACAGTAAGATGTTGGTAGAATATACAAAGATAGGTATATTAGATTATTTTAAACGTATGAATGCGTTAAAATATTTAAAAGAAAAACCAGAGTCTGCACATAATCCAGGCTCTAGAACAAGAAACCAATATGGTGTTCACATGAATAAACAAGTGAAGTCCTTGTTGGAAGATTTGATAGATGATTATATTAGAGAAAATATCAAAGAGATTTGGTTTTTAGATTTAATAGATGAATTAGCAAATTATGGATTACAGAATACTGACCGAGCGATGGCTTTCGGTATATGCTTAATACATAATATAGATAATTATAGAATGAGAGTAGAAGAGAAGCAAGAGTCAATAGACATAGGTCTAAAATATTATACAAGGGGTCATAATGGTACTCCAATTAAATTAAATTAAAATGAGTAAAGAGTACAGTGCATTTCCATCAATGATGGTATCAGAAAAAGAAAAGAATGACGAATGGTGTAATTCTGTTTTAGGTTCAATAGTTAGTTATATGTCATATAACGAAAGTTCATATGGAGACTCAAGAACACGAGATATTAATAACTATTCAATATATAATGGAAATATTAATCAAGGTGACTACGCTTATATAACCGAACAATACGGATTATCTTATCCTGCAAGATTAGTAAATTATCCTATCATTACTCCTAAAATTGATTTATTAGTTGGTGAAGAATTAAAAAGACCTATAGACATGAAGGTGTCTACTATAAATAAAGAAGCTGTAATAAGAAAGTTAGACCATAAGGTTGCTATAGAAATGAAATCGTTGTTGGAAAATATACATAAAGATTTTGAAGAAACGTATGGAGCTCCTATAACAGATGAAGGTCAAGGAATGCCAGTACCAGACGATATAGGTATATACATGAAATATAACTACCGAGAAATGGTAGAAGAAAATGCTCAAGACGGATTAGAATATGTATTAAATAGATATAATTTAAAAGATAAATTTAAAGAAGGGTTTAGAGATTTATTAGTTACTGGTAAAGAATTTTTTAAAGTAGATATAGTAAACGGAGACCCTCACGCACGTAGGGTAGACCCACGTTCTGTAATATACGATACATCTGTACATTCTGATTATTTAGATGACGCAGCTTGGGTGGGAGAAGAAAGATGGTTATCTGTTAATGAAATAAATGACGAGTTTAAAGAATACTTAACAAAAGAAGATTTACTTATATTAGACGAAATGAGAACTTCTTATGGTCAAGATGTTAGTGACTATAATAATCAATTATTATGGGTGGACAGCGCTCATGGTAAAGAAAATCGTATTCGTATAGTAACAGCTGAATGGAAATCTTTAAGAGCTATTAAGTTTAAAATATCTCCTAATAAATATGACCCAGATAGACCATTTAGAAAAATGGTAAGAGACACATACAAAAAAAGAAAAGGTGATACTATAGAAACTAAGTGGGTAGATGATATATGGGAAGCGACAAAAATTGGAGGTAAAATATTAGTAAAAGCTAAAAGAAGAGACAATCAAGTTAGAAGTGTAGATGACCCAGGTAAAACTAGTTTGTCTTATATTGGATGTATAAAAGGTAATACTACAGGACATCCAAACTCAATGGTAGATATACTTGCTAATACTCAAATGTTATACAATATTGTAATATATCAAATAGAGTTAGCTATGGCGCGTTCAGGTGGTAAGGCAGTAGTATATGACACGTCACAAATACCAACAAATGTAGGTATGGACATGCAAACCGTATTATATCACTTAAAGACAGATGGTATTATTCCTATTAACTCAAAAGATGAAGGTGGTCAGGTAAGCTCTTTTAATCAATTCCAACAAGTTGACTTTACATTATCACAATCTGTACAACAGTTAATCAATTTAAAGATTATGTTAGAAGATATGGCTGGACAACTTTCTGGAGTTACAAGACAAAGAGAAGGAGCGGTAGAACAATATGAATATGTAGGTAACGTACAAAGAAGTGTAGTGCAATCATCAACTATTACAGAATCTTGGTTCTACTCACACGCAGAGGTGAAGCAAAGAGTTTTAGAAAGTTTGTGTAATAACATGAAGATTGCTTGGGCAGGTGGTAAAAAAGCAGCAATGATATTAGGAGACGGAGCTTACAAATTTTTAAATATTATGCCTCAAGTAGCTTTACAAGATTATGGTGTTTATGTGGGGGACAGTGGTAAGGATGACGCTATGAAACAAGTGGTACAACAATTAGCTCAATCTGCATTACAAGCAGGAAATATTGATTTACTTAACATTTTAAAAGTACTTAAAGCAGATACTATGACTGAAGCAGAAAAAGTTTTAGAACAAGGTATGGATAAAATGAAAGAACAAGCAGCTGAACAACAACAACAAGTTATGCAACAAATGCAAGCTCAACAAGAAGCTGACCAAGCTAAGTTTCAATCAGAAGCTGAACTTAAGAAAATGGATAACGACACTAAAATACAAGTGGCGGAAATACAAGCTGAATCTAGAATGGCGGTTGCAACATTACAGTCTGAAGACAAGAGAGACATACATGACTCCACTCAAGACGCAGACTTCAATAAAAAATTAGCTGACCATGAAATAAACAAAGATACTAGTAATTCTGAAAAAGATAAAAATAGTTTTACTGGAGAGTCACCTACCACAATGGAGGATAAATTAAGAGCGAAGAACAAAGTTACAAAATAATTTGTATCTTTGCAAAATAGGGAACAAATAAATTAAATAAATATGTCAGAAGAAAAATCAAGCTTAGTAGAAGAGGTTACTAGTGAATCAGCTTCTAATGAAACAAAAGAAAACACAGAATCATTTAATCCATTAGCGTTTGCATCAGACACTCCTGTTGGAGATTTAGGACCAGATACACCTGAATCAGAAACTGAAGACAAAGGAGAGCCTGTAACAGATGAAGACGGATGGAAATGGGAAAAAAACATTAAAGAAGAAGAAGAAACAGAATCGGAAGAATCATACGACTGGGAAGCTAAAGCAGAAGTAGAAGAAGATGACGATTTAGACTGGGAAAAAGTAGCTAAACAATTAGGGATGCCTGATGCTTCTAAAGAAGAAATCAGACAAACTATGAAGGCTATGAACAGTAAAGGTACAGAAGAAGAGACTCAAGAAAAAGAAATAACTAGTCCAGAAATTTCTACATTACAAAACTATTTAGATTATTCTAATAAAGATTTAGTAATAGAAGAATTAAAAGCGGATGGTTTAACTCAATCTGAAATAGACGACACTGTTGATAAAATGCAACGTAATGGTTTGATATCTATTAAAGGAAGAGAAATAAAAAGAAATATAAAGGGAGCTATAAGACAAGCTAAAGAAAATTTAGCTGCTTCACAAGAACAAAGTGTAGCAGAAAAAAATAAAAAAATAAGTGAAGCTAGAGAAGGTTTACAGTCTCACTTAAAAGAAATGGAGAGGTTCATGGGGGGTAAAGTAACAAAAAAACAGAAGGAAGAAGTGTATAGATTTGCTACTAAAGATATGGCGAATGAATTATGGAAAAGTCATGCCAATGTTGCTGACGTTGCTATGTTTCTGCTATATAAGGACCAAATTAAAGACATTCTTCGTTCTCAAGGTAGGAATGAAGGTAGTAAGAGTCTAATGGACTCTATACAATCACCAAACCTTAACAATGGGAAAAGTCGTAATCCATATCAACCGAAAGGGGATGCGTTTGACCCAAAAGCGTTCATGAACGAGTAAACAAAAGTAAGACAAAGTCTAATGTAGTTGAAAGTTAATTGAGCAAAAGTAAAATAATGTTTAATTAATAAATTTAAAAAAAATGGCAAATATGTATACAGGTACCTACGGACAAGGTACCACTGCAGAGAATGCTTTGAATACAGCCCTAATGCAATACCCAGAGATTGCTAGGACTTTAGTTCAACAGTATCCTCGTTATGCTGCGACTTATCTTTTAGAAAGAACAGGTCGTTATG